ACTCTGCACCATCTGCAAAGAACCCAAAGACTTGAGTGCCTTCGATAGGACCAGTAGGTGATCTTCCAACACCACTAAAACCTGCTGATGTAATGGGTTGAATAGGCATTGCCCATGGTAAATGATCATTAGGGACTAAATTTTCATCATCTGGATGGATACCGTAGACACGAACACGCACACGGCCTAAACATAGTGGATCTTGTCTATCAACGACTTTGCCGAAGAACCAGTAGAAACCGTCTCTTCCCATAAAGTTATGCATTATTTTTTTACTCCAAGTTCAGCAGCATTATTTAGATATGCAGAGTTAGATGGCTCAGGGCGTTCACCGGAGTCAGTAGAGATAACAGGCTCAGAGAAGCCATTCTTGAATAAATCGAATGTAGCATAGTAAGTCTCAGAAGTCAACTTATGATGAATACCAGATACCATAAAATAACCAGACAAGAATGTATCATATTGAGCCTTATCACCAGTAGTACCGATGATCTCTGGAAGTTCAATAGAAATGACGTCACCGACTGTTATATTAGGATCTCCATATACATCAGCAGAGAACATGTTTTGTGCAAACCGTGTCATGTAAGAAGCTCTATTAGTATATACATCTTCTAGAAAGGTGTCCGGTTGGGTAGAGTCTTTAGGAATTAAAAAGATCTTTGTTGCTTTACTCTGTGGCGCATCCTTCATCAATTCAAAGATACCTAGTACAGCAGCTCCAATTACAGCTCCAGCAACACCACCGACAGCTGCACCAGCAGCGGCACCTTTAGTTGCAGCAGCTGCTACATTTTTATCACCACCTTCTGTGGATCCAGTAACAGATCTAATAAAGTCTATACTATTCTCTGGATAAGATGCTTCAGCGATAGTTCCACCAGCTCCAAGTGTATTCAGATTAGGATATTGATCGATGAACTTAAATGTTTTTTCGTTTAATTTCTTTGCATTAAAGTCATACGAGAACAGCTGATTCTCAAAGTATCCGTTCCTGAGCTTCTCGATAGTATCAAACTTATGTTTTTGTGTCATACCGATGATCGTCTTAAAGGTTTTAGTATCGTCTTGGACGCCGCCCAACGGCTTAGAGATCCTAGGATTCTCATAGTAGTACGTATACTGTTTAGTATCTGTTTTAAATTTCTTCTTACCTCTTCTGATAAGATATTCAATATCACAGAAGTTAAACCCATCAGAGTTCTCAAAGAATAGATATGATGCAGATTGGAATACTGTCTCGGCAATGGATCTACGAGCCAAAAAGTCTAGGGTCTCTAAAGGTGATAGTCTAGGAATAACTAAGTTCTGTTTACCTTTTGTAGGTTGAATATCGTAGGTCTTCTTGCGCTTTCCACCAGTGATCTCTTGATCTACCTTAAGATATTTCTTGAGCACATCCTCGACCATATTAGAGATCTGATCTTGATAGCTCTTTTGAACTAAAAGTGTAGAGTCAATCAAGTGCTCTTCAGAACAGAATTCAATGACATAGTCACGAGTAGTCAACGATTCATTGATCTTAATCTGCTTGATAGCGTTGATAGCAAAACGCCGCGTGATAGGTTTAAATCCAATAACTTCATAGGTAAACTCTATATATTCTTCACCTACGATAGGGAATGGTACTGTACCACCGGTCTTATCCTTGGTCATACCATTCATCAGATTAATACCATCTTTGATGGCTACAACTCCGTACATAGTCTTAGCAAAGATATCTTCGTATATGGCTATATCGATAATGATAGATGATACGTCTAGTGACTTACTATTATTAACATTTTTTATAACAGCAGACATAGATTTGAGTGTACCGTGGCCACGATAGTTAGAGTTACCACTGACATTACTATTAGTTTCAGCCATTCATGATCTCTCTAAACTGTTTTTCAACACTAGCTATAAGACTGACATCTAACAACTTAATAAATCTTTTATTATTATTGACTTCAGACTCGTAGGTATATGCATCTACTTCTGCCCAAATAGCAGGATCTACAGCAACAGCACTAGAGATTCTAATATCATCATCCAGGGTAATCTTAGACCACCCATAACCATCGACATTAGGATTATATGCTGATGCTAATATAAATTCATTGGATAAGTCGTTAACATAATAGTCGACAGGTTTCTTTTTATAGAATACGATAGTCTCTTTAGATGCAGCTAGACTACCATATTTCTTATTCAAAAACTTTTCGAAGTCTACAGTATCTAGTGGCCAATCATAGTAAGGATCAAGAATATCATTACAATAATAGATGATCCATACATAGTTAGGATCTCCGTAATAGTCATATGCTATAGAGTCTGCAGTCTGACCGTCTGATATAGTATATGCATAGAAGTTGGTAGCAGTATTCTTGAATGTATCAAGGATACCGGCTCTCATAGTAATGTTCTTGGCAGTTACATCATTATAACTAATATTAGGGAATACATTAAAATACTGGGCCATTATACCTTACCCTTATTATTTGTAGAAGGTTTTGAACTAGCACCAACTGCTGCACCAATTGCACCACCGACCACTGTACCAATCGGACCGGCCACACTACCAACGGCTGCACCAATGATTGCACCATTATTCTTGCTACGTTGAGTAGATAGTGCATTTTCATCCATAAAATCTTCAGCTGTCATAATACTACGTTCAGTAAAATGAAGTGTGAGATCAACAATAACTGGATCGCCAGTTCCCTTATAAAATGCAGGGTGACCATCACCATCATACTTTATACTTACTGAATCTAGGAAGCATCCAAGTCTACTGACTTTGATAATATCTCTAGGAGAGAATTCAATGTATGCTATCTTAGGATATGATAGTTGAACAGATGCGCCCAATGTTTTTCTTGGTAAAGCAGATGTTTTAAATGTATTCAATATCTTTTCAATAATACCACTTTCTTCTGGAGTCTTAGCTATAAGTCTCCATGAGAATGTATGTTTCCTAAGATCAACACCCTTAAATGATAGGGACATATTAGGATTGTTAATAACACCCATAGCTTGTTCAGCTGCTGCTTTACCGGCTTTACCACCAGCAGCATCGGCGACTGCACCAGCAGCTGTAGTAGCTAAACCAAGTCCCGCACCCGCCCACCATGATGCAGCCTTTTGAACGAATCCACCTGGCCCGCCAGCGGTTCCTAGTGCGCCGCCGATGGCTGCACCTAAAGCTACTTCACTATAATCTAGCTTAATATTGTCTTCCATTCCAGAGAATGGGATCGGTAAGTATATCGCTTGTCCATTTTCTTTCTTAGGAGGTTGAAGCGGATTGCCACGTGCATATTCATAAAATGTGATCGCGCACCAGTTATTATCTAAAGTATAGTCATAGGGAAACTGCAAGCGAGATGGCTGCGCACTCTCTTTACTTTTCTTAATAGCTGTAGATGGATGTGCGGCTTGTCCTACTGACATGTATTGGTTCCTAATAAATAGAATGTAGATTCATTATATTTATAGTAAAATCATGGCGTATCAAGGCAAGTTTAAACCAAATAATCCGAAGAAGTACAACGGAGATCCAACGAACATCATCTATAGATCTCGTTGGGAAAGCCGATTTATGTCTTATTTAGATAGCCATGCAGATGTTATCTCTTGGTCCTCTGAAGAGATTGTAGTACCATATAAATCACCTATCGATAATAGAGTGCACAGATACTTCGTAGACTTCTGGGTCAAGATCAAAAGAGCCGATGGTACTATAAAAGAATCTTTAATAGAGATTAAACCATTTAAAGAGACACAAGAACCTAGACCTAATAAGAACCGTAATAGGTACATTACAGAGGTCAAGACGTATGTGATAAATAAAGCTAAATGGCAGTTCGCTGAAGCTTTTTGTGAAGCTAGAGGCTGGGACTTTCAGATAGTCACCGAGAAAGAATTAGGACTCAACCACTAATGGCCACGAAGATCAATAACGCTACTCCCTGGATGAACTGGGGACCGCCTACTTCAAAGTATATCTTCGGTGATATACTCAAGAAGGCTATGCGTACAGGTAGAGTTCCTGGTCGTGATGCGTCATCTATCAAGTGGTTCCGTAATACTGCGCGCACCTATAACTCTATATCTACGAACAGGCTGCTCCAAGAGACGTCTCAGATTAGAACTTCTGTAGTCCCAGGTAGTATGTACATGTTTGCCTATGAAGCTAAACATAAGGCTACACTACCGTATTACGATGCATTTCCGTTGATCTTTCCATTCAAGATGCTGAATGATGGATTCTTAGGAATCAACTTTCACTACCTTCAACCGCAGTTGAGAGCTCTATTGATGGATGCTCTATATTCTAAGATAAATGATCCGGCTCTAACTGATATGGCTAAGATCAAGATTAGCTACAATATACTTAATTCTGCAACTCAATTCAGTGACTTTAAACCATGTATAAAGAGATATCTGTACTCACAGTTTAGATCTAAGTTTATATTAGTATCTCCTAATACATGGGACATTGCCTTGTTCCTCCCAACCGAGAGCTTCCAAGGCGCAACTAATTCTCAAGTCTGGTCAGATAGCAGGAAAGCACTAAAGTAATGGCGTTTAATCCAAATAGTTTCGTCAGTAAGTTCTCACAGAATAATGGGTTCGGCCGAGCTACTCACTTTGAAGTAGAGTTCACCTTACCTGCATTCTTGAAACAAAAGTACTTTAACAATGAACCGTTATTGACCATGGCTGCATCATCAGTCAACATTCCAAGTGTCACTATAAAGACTACTGCGATTCGTCGTGGTGGTACTACATATGAAGAGTACTTCCCACTCAATGTATCATTTGCAGATCTTAATATAAACTTCTTTAGTGATGGTAAGGCTGAACTACTTCAGATGTTTAAAGACTGGACTGACAGCATCTATGGTATTATAGGTGGCCAAGATAACAGCTTTCAAGTATCTTATCGTAATGAGTACGTTGCACCTATTGTAACTATAAAGCACTACGACTCTGAAGGTAACATGATCATCATATACACTTTCTATGATGTATTTCCAGAGACTATCGGTAATGTGGATCTCAGTTGGGGATCAATAGATAATATTGTGCTTATTCCAGTATCATTTAAATATCGTGTTTATACTCAACAGAGACCAGCACAGCCTGCACCTAGACAACAAGTTCGTGGTGGAAGTAATAGTGGCGCGCCTCTTCAATCATCACAAATTACTGGAATTCCAGTACGACCAGTGACAACTAAACCATAATAGGAGATCTATAGTATGTCTTTGCCTAAGATTAAATATCCAATTTTTGAATTGACTCTACCTTCTGATAAAACTAAATTGACGTTTAGGCCATTTACAGTTAAAGAAGAGAAACTTCTATTGATTGCTCAAGAGAGTGAAGCGACTGCTGATCGGCTTCGAGCTATTCGTCAGATCGTCAATAACTGTATGCTAGATCTACCAAAGGATATTGGCCTAATGCCTGCCTTTGATCTAGAGTACTGCTTCCTAAAAATCCGTGCAAAGTCTGTAGGCAACGATGTCGAGCTTCGTTATCGTGATAATACTGACGGTAAGATCTATGAGTTCAATGTAGATCTAGATGCTCTAGAAGTTACATTCAGTGATGATCATAATTTGGTCATCAAGTTCGATGACACTCTCGGTGTGATCATGCAATATCCTACCATCGAGATATTGAATGCAGTCGATGCATCTAATCTAGAAGATACAGAAGCTACATTGGTTTTAGTCAAGAAGTGTATTACTACGATCTATGATGAAGAGACTACCTATGATACAGCAGACTATACCGATGATGAACTAGATACATTTATCGAAGCACTTCCCGGTAAGCATTTTCAAAAGATCTCTCAGTTCTTTGAGACTATGCCTGTCTTAAAGCACGACCTTCACTATAGAGATACAGCAGGGACTGAGAAGACTATCACTCTGCAAGGTATAGACGATTTTTTTCAGTAGCCATTAGCCATACCTCTTTGGCTAATTACTACGTTTTAACATTTAATCTGCTTCAGTATCATAAATATTCCATAACTGAAGTTGAAGACTTAATACCCTTTGAACGTGATATCTACGTTGCTATGCTACAACAATATATTGAGGAAGAAAACAACCGCCTTCAAGCATAGGAACATACAATGAACGGAATCAAAGCTACAATTAAAGAGATGATGTCAGATGTAGATGGACAAGTATCATCTAAGCGTCTAGTCACTATTCTATGTGTCATTCTAATGGCTACTGGATTTTTGGCTAATCTATTCGGTGGGTACAAGATCGATGAGTTCATCTTCAATGCGATTATGTATATCGTCATTGCTGGATTAGGATTCACTGGACTAGAGAAGTTTGCACCTAAAAATATCACTAAAGATGATGGATCAAATGGCTAATGGCTAACTCAATAACTCTTGGCGGACAGATCTTTATAAAGACAACCGCTGGTTGGATAGACAAAAAAACTAAAAAACCAGTGGACACATCGTTCGCCAAGGTACTTGACGCTGCTTTAATTAAAGATAAAGCTGCTACTACTGCAGTGATAACACCGCTACCTTCTCCAGCAGGAGGAGGTAGTGTTGGTCAACTTGATGCTGATATTAAGAAATTAAACAGTACTGATACTAAGTTAAACTCAGAAGTACATGCATTAGAATCTACTGATAATAAATTAAACAAACATCTTGAAGAGTTAACTAAATCTATCGAATCTCTCATTGAGATCATGGGTGTTAAACAAAAGGATAAAGAAGACACTGCTGCATCAATTGCACCTGCAGAGCGTCAACCAGCACCTGAAGTACCTAGTCTGTTTACGAGTATAACAGATCAACTCGGCTTTAAACCTGGTGGTAGACTACGTGAGTCCTTTGAACAGGCTATGCCTCCGACTAAAATCTTGTTTAAGGCACTAGACAGACGTAGGGCTGAACAAGATAACGCACGTGAACAACAAAGAAGTAATCCTTCTGCTCCACCTGCGCCTCCTGAAACAGCTACTCCTACACCCACTACGGCTACTCCTACGGTTGCGCCTACACCTACTGCACCTACGATTAAACCAGGTTACACATTTAATGAGCGCACATTACGGTATCACAATGAAACTACCCGTAAGATGGTCCGCGCTTCAGAAGCTACTGAGCCTGTTGCAACACCAGCACCTACAACTATAGTACCTGAACGTCCTGTGCGTGAACAATCACGCGTGGGTGGTATCATGAGTGATATACGTGCACAGATGGGCTTTGGACCTGGTGGTAGACTACGCGAGTCGTTTGAGAAAGCGATGCCACCTACAAAATTGTTATTCAATGCATTGGATCGTCAACGTGCAGCTAAAGAAAAAGTAGCTGAGTACCATCAAGAACACGGTAATGCACCAACTGCTCCTGGAGGACCATCAGCGCCTCCTACGGCGTCTGAGACACAACACACTAAACCTACTGTAGTCCATATCGATCGCATGGCTGCAGACGTCATCAATAAACTTGCTGATGCTATATCAAAGGCTATCAAAGACGCATTACCTGCAACTAAAGATGAAACTGGTACAGACGATCAAGGCAATCAACAACACGCTGATCAAGGCGATCGTGAAACTGAAGACCGTGGTGATAAGAAACAAAGACGATCACGTAGATCTAGACGTGGTAGACGTGCAGGTAGACGTCCAGCAAAGCGCCTTAGCAGGACACCTACTGGTGAAAGTCCTGCTGAAGCCGTAGAGAAACTTCCACCTAATCAAAAACGTGCAGCTCTAGAGAAATTAAAAGATCTTAAGAGACCTAAATTTAGCCAAGGTATCAAGATGCCACCTGGTGGTGGCATGGCCGGTGGAGCCGTGGCTGCAGGCGAGGGTGCTGCTCTTGCTGGCGGAGCTGCTGCAGCTGGTACTGGTGCAGCGCTCGCTGGTGGTGCAGTAGTTGCTGAAGGTGCTGCTCTTGCTGGTGGAGCTGCGTTAGCTGCTGGTGGAACTGCAGCTGGTGGAGCTGCATTAGCTGCCGGCGGAACTGCAGCCGCAGCTGGTGCTGGTGCTGCAGCCGCTGGATTGGGTGCCGCCGCTGTGGCTGCTGCACCTTGGATCCTTGGTGCTGCTGCAATTGCTGGTGTTGGTTTCCTAGGATACAAAGCATATAAACACTACAAGAAGGGTAAAGATGCCAAGAAGCTTGCAGCTGCAGAACGTCTAAAAGGTGAAGGTAAACAACCTGAAAAGGCCGGTAAACCTGGTGAACCTGCTGAAACACAAGAGTCACAAGCAATGCAAGCTAAATCTGATGGACCTACACCTCAGACCCAAGAGCTGACACAAGCGAATAAGAAGAATGCTGCAGCTAGAGATGCAAAGTCAGAAGCTAAGGCCCCTATGGTCAACATCAATGCTCCAAGCTCTTCAACGACTTCTACACCTCCATCGGTCAGCATGCCTACATTAGGCCCACGTGGTTCATTAGATCTACGTACCTTCACATAAAAAAAGGGGCAGCTTTCGCTGCCCCTCTTCATCTCCCTTCCAGGAATCTAGTCTTCGTCAGCTAACTTCTTTAGCTTCTCGAAATAGGATAGATCTTCATCATCATCCGTTGCCCAAGGCACCGTATCCTCTGCGACTGCAGCAGGAGCTGCTTCCTTAGCCTTAAAGACCGGAGCAGATGATTGTGGTAGCTTGATGTTCTCTGCACGAGTAATCTGACCAGAGCCAGTATTGCCAAGTACCAAGTTCAACTTAGTCTTAAGTTCATCATAGCTCTTGAACTTGCTAGGATCAACAAATTCCTTTAGAGCGTATTCACTCTTCCAGATAGCTTCAAGACGGTCGTCATCACGATCAGCAGGTGAAGGTGCATCGAAGGCAGACTTATCATAGTTACGATAGCCTTCAACTTGACGGATCTTAAGCTTAAAGTTTGCACCACTCCATAGGTCAAATGGGTTGACGGCCTCTTCATCAGCAAATTGAGGGTTCATCAAATCATTGAGCTTATCAAAGATCTTCTTGCCGTACTGGTAAAGGAATACCTTACCTTCATTAGCAGGATTAGCAGGATCAGAGATAACAAGGATGTTTGATATAAAGTGCAGACGGCGCTTTTGAGCCCGTGCCTGCTTACGAGTAGGCGAGTTATCGTCATCTGAGATATTCCAGAGCTCTGAGTTATACTCAGCAACTGGATCAGGCTGACCGATTGCGGTTAGTGATTTCTCGATATACCACTTACCTGTAGGACCTTGGAAACCATGATCCCAGACACGTACGAATGGCATATCTTCACCGGCTGGTGCAGGAAGGAAACGGATCGTAGCAGAACCGTTCTTTGCCTTATCAACTTCTGGCTTCCAGAAGCGGGTATCTTCACCAGGCTTTGAATTAGGAGTATTGATCTTAGAGATCTCTTTCGTTAGAGCCGATAGCGAAGATTGGCTGGAACGCTTTAGTGAATTGAAGTCCATAGTCATAGTAGTTCTCCGTGTATGTTGTTATATTGCAATGTATGTTTATGTAGTACTATATGGAGCGGATGACAAGGTTCGAACTTGCGACGAACAGCTTGGAAGGCTGACACTCTACCACTGAGTTACATCCGCCCATATTATATATATAGTGATTCTTAGCGGCTTTATTGATAGTCAATTTAACCATGTATCTCCATTCTATACGTATAAAGTTTGTAGAGCAATCTTCTTCAATTTGGCCTTATCATATTCCATGAATGGCCGGTATTTGATGCATGTATTATATATATCTGGCCACATGATGGTATCTTCGATCTGTTTATTCCACTGAGGAATGAACTTGAGGATGTCATTCAATATGATCAAGGTCTCGATGCATATACGCTTCTTCATATAGAGTTGAAGTAGCTTAGGATATTGTCCATCGGCGATGACGAAGTTAGACTCGAAGTCACCATCTAAGTTCTCTAAGTCAGACTTAAAGATATAGCTGATAGACTCTCGACGCTTTAGCCACTTAGTATAAGTCTCCTCATACTTTGAGTCAGTGACCATATCGCCGATCCACACCGATGGACCATATTCAATAATATTAGCTATCATAAAATGAAGGGGATGATCCTTCTTAGATAACTTATGGAAGGAGTACTTATCCTTCCGAGTATCGAACGACGTCTTAGACGCATTCGTCTTACCGTTATACTTTATGAAGTCATACGTGCTACCAAGAGTAAAGTGCCTCTTGAGAGCCAAACACATTTGGTATGCGTCATAGGCTTCCATATTAAAAATCCAATCGAGCAGTCTTTGGTAGGTAGTTTAAGTTTTCAGCTTCAATTTGAACCTTACTCTTAAAGTTCTCATTGTTTTTAATAAGGTTCACGATACTCTCGATCTCAATATTATGCTTCTCACAGTGCATGACGATAGCATCAATATATTCCATGTCATGCTTCCATACCAAATTCTCGATGGCCTCATAAAAATCACGAGCCTTAGTACTAATAGCCATTAGGTCTCTCTTTCATCTTGGCGACCCTTGAGTCCCATTTTAACAAAATATTTGACATAGTCTAGTTTGTAAGTATCAGATAATTCATTATCATTCAAAACAAATAGGATGTTGTCAAATCTGTCCCAACACCATTGTACCTCAGCTGTCTTATTAAGTACATCGTTAGCTTGCATTATACCGCCTTTAAATTATAAAAAACATGATCACCTATATCTGCAACCTTTTGCATCTTTCTATTCCATACAGGATGGACATCCTTGGTATGATAGAATAGAGCTCCACTAGTGATATCATGATCACTATGTAGAACTTGCCGAGCAATTGTCTTAGCTTGATTATATGCATCAATATCAGTAGGTGCACCAAGACCTTCACAGAAATATGAGAACTGACAACGTCCGGATTTCTTCTCATGGACTACACCACAGACCGTATTAGGGAATTGATCTTCCTTTGTACGGTTCACGATGACGTGTCCAACAGCTTTTTGTCCTTGAATTGATTGATCTCGTGCTTCAAAGTAGATGGCTTCAGCAAGACATTTAAGTTGAGTCTTATTAACAACCGGCGTAGGTACCATGACCGGTTGAGTAACGTATATCACGATTGGTACTTGTGATTCATATCTGTATGCAGCGATTTGCATGCTGACGATGGCTAAAAATGCCAGAAGTATTGCTACTTCTGACTTAAAGTTTAGAGTAATCATTTGCTTCTCCTTTATGGGGAGGAAGTCAATTTATTTCTTAGTTCTTAGTGTAGACTGAAACAAATTGTAAAACGGATTCGAGACTGTCATTAATGACGGTATAAATTTCATTTGACTTAATGCATAGCACATCGCCGACTGAAACTGGTACACTCGAACCGTTAACCTCCATTGATCCTGAACCTGCAATGACAATGATAGTCGTGTCCTTGCCGGTCTTACTTTCAACGTTGCCCTGTAGTCTCCTAAGTGGAAGAACAACAATTTTATTCAAAGTTAAGTCGTCTAGATAGTCGTCTGATCGGATATTAAACTGATCATTATGGACGACAGTAGGTGCATCAAAGTTAGTTAGCGACGTCTTCTTCATTATACTTCTCCAAGGTCCGCCAGATACAAGTCAACTTCTGCTTGTTCCATCTGACGTTTTGCCGGATCTTGCTTCCGAAGACGCACGACTCGACGCATAATTTTTGCATCATAGCCTTCACCCTTTAGCTCATCGTAGATCGACTTGCGATCTTCCTTCAGAGCATCCATATCTTCCTCGACACGTTCAATACGTTCTAGGAAAGCCTTAAGCTGGCCATTGGTAGCTGTAGCTTCACTCATTGTAGTCTCCATGATGTAGGTTTATTTATTGCTTTGAAACGAAGCCATTTAAGGCCGTAGCCAACTTGATGATGGCCTCTTGCGTCACTGTGAAAGGGATAATAGGGAATGGCGCAACTGGCATCCCCTTACGATCGTTGATTTCACGCTGTGCATAATAGTCATTTTCTTTGGCCAGCTTGCTATTCTGGTAATCTTCTAGAAGAATATCTTTAGCAATCTTAATAAGTTCTAGGCGAAGAAAGTACGGTGAATTGTCTTTAGTCATATTGTTTATCCTGTGTTTGTGTGTGGGTGGCAGTTTATTCTGTTGCTAGGGAAACTACCAAAACCCCGGATTACTTAAGCTGCTAGAGCGTAAGATTCCATAACACTATTATCGTTAGCATTTGTACGTTTTGAACTGATTGGCGGTCGTTTCTTACCGTGTTCTCCACATTCCTAGGCACTGCTGCTCGATTCTATTCGCCCCCATCAAAGATACACTAGCTTGGTTATATGAGGTCTTTGAAGTTATCTCTTGATCCTTTCGGACTGCACTCAAAGGCTAATGTATCTGTGGTGGAGGCGACGGGATTCGCACCCGTGTCACAACCAGTTATCAGTCCGCATCAACGAACAAATCTATTTATATTACTATAATACACCATCCTGAATTAAAGTACACAAGTATTTTAATTTCCTGCAATCAGCTTATTTTGAATTTCAAGATAAAAGCGCTGATACTTTGCCATTCGTTCAATATCCTTTTCAGATACACCCTTCAGGCGACGGATATCAGTGTTGTGACGAAGGTCGCAAAGCTTAACACGCATAGCATCTTCGTTTGCAAAAACTAATTGCTTATACTCATCATAAGTTTGTCCAGGTTGCTTAGTCAGAGCTTTAATGGCATTAATGATACGTGGTGTCATGCCAATATTAACCAGATCAACATATGTCGTCTTCGTATCTTCAATAACGTCATGACCAAGAGCGATACACATTAACTCCTCATCAGTCGTTTTAAGATAGTGCATGACCTTCATGGGATGAAGAATGTAAGGTGTACCACCACGATCATATTGTCCTGCGTGTGCGGTAGTTGCTAGCAGAAGCATGTTGTTTAGCATTTCACCTTTTTTCATTTTCATCTCTTTCGATCGGGGCACATCCCCTATAATACCAATATATCACCATCCTGAATTAAAGTACACAAGTATTTTGATTTATTTTTGGTCCAATTGTCATGAGGTAGATGACAGCCAGTGGATCCGTCCCAGTCCTTGAATTCCGAATCGTAGAAACCTATATGTAGGTTAGTCTTCTGCAATTCGACGAGGTCATCAGCCCAGGATTGCCACTGGCCATCACTGACGATCGGTGTGTCTAATCCATAGTAGAGGTACGAATGAACCAGCATCTGACATCTACGCTGCTTGATTCGTTCCGCCACCGTCTGGATAGGAACATCCTCTTCGTCGAAGAATGATCCTAGTGACATTACTTGGAGTACTTAGGATCGCCCCACAAATCGTTGGTGCGTACCTTGATATGACGTCGATTAGTAGCCGACTTATCAGGATTCTCGATGGTCATCCATGGATTCTTGAATTGCTTCCATGCCTTAGAGATATTCTGTAGCTTCGTCAGGTAGTCCGTGGTGGTCCTGACGCCGTTAGATACCTTGGTACGTAAACCTTTAGATACTAGCTTCTTGCGAGCGCGCTTTTTACCCATTATGTGTTCCTCTTTTTAATTCTCACGTCAAATCGTTTACATTCTAGAAATTCACCGTCTATAAAATAGTCTGCGTGAATGATATTTTTATCGGCAGTATCCCAGATAATATACTCCATATGACCTAACGATCTAGAGTCTGCTAGGTCAATGAACCATTTGGGCAGCTCATGTCGCTCTAATAGACCAGGTAGAAATTTCTGGCTTAAGCTGTCCATCAATCAATCAACTAAGAATTGTTGAAGACCTCGGTCTGGTGACCACTCATAGAGGACTGCATTACTATTTTCCTCACAGATCGTAGCCTTCTGGCCTTGAACTTCTGCGTGGTCAATTGCATCCTTTAAAGATATGGCACGAATGTGTGCAGAGTTAGTCTTAACGATATACATAGTCAATCTCCTTTTTTTTATTTATCGATCTTGATGATCCCCATGTCCCAATTTATAGAAACATCTTCAACATATCGTAGACTCTTATTAGGAACCGGCCGAACTTCGACCAGCTCCCCGTCTTCGTATAGGTTGACTATATATACGCCATCGACTAGTTCAATATCAGAAGTTCTCATTATGCGGCCTCCGCCATTTCGACGGCCAGATTAAGGGCCGTAACCTTACGGGATTGATTAGCACCGAACCAAGCAGAGGACATTCGGGTATCCGACGAACGACCAAGCTCGTGGTCAGTGAGGTAGGTGACTGCATTGAATGCTTGCCACCAGCTACCCTCGGCATACTGTGCACCAGGCTGAGTGTGCAAGATCTCTACAGCTTGACGAGCTGCACGAGATGCCGGCTCATTGGTGAGCAGCTTAGCACCGGTAGTCATCGGGAACACTCGGTTGAAGTACTCTACGATGGTCTCGTTGGTGTACTGCTTAGAACCGAGGAACTTAGCCATCTCTTCGTACTTTGCCAGCTTGTCGGTGGCAATGCCCAAAGTTTCCTTGACGGCATCGGCATTGAACTCACGACGGTGGTTCATCTTAGCCATACGCTCAGACTGCTTGCTCAAGGACAATGACAAGGTGTTGTTACACACCACACGGATCGGAGTGAACCGTACGTCGATGCTCTTGCCATACTGGTGAGGATTAGAGAAGAGCAAGAAGCCTTCCACCTTGTCACCACCGAAGAGGTCAAAGAAGCTGTCCTTGACCTTAGCCAATGCCCAGATGTTACGACCACCGTGGAGAGATCCAGCGGTGTGCATCTCCATGTCACCGGCATTGACATACTCAGCAAAGAACTCGAAGGCTGCGTGGTTCTGGACTGGATTCCAGTCATCAGACACAACGTCGAGGATCTTGTTGTCAGAGGATCGGACAAGAGCGGACTTACCGACGGCGATATTCTCACCGGCGATATTTGCAAAAGCAGGAACCTTCTCGACAGTCCAATCGAGGTTGGCAGCCTTGAGCATCTGCTCAGGGGTTAGGTCAGCAGGGACGGCAGTGCCGAGACCGTGCCAAGGAAGTTCACCAGCGTAAGCCATTGAAGCCTGATCGCCGATCATCTCGAGTTCGTGAGCCATGATATATTTTCCGTTTCTGTGTGTGTTTGTGAAAGTTAGGTAGTCAGCTTATATTGTTATTATAACCAGTCGTGAATTAAAGTACACAACTATTTTAGTTCATCAAGGAATATTGATACTTTGCTTCTTTGAAGATAGCCCGATAGGTGGCTTCGCTGAAGTCAAATCCGTCACATTCCATAGCATCCTGGATCTTAAGAGCGACTTCTAGATCGATCTTGAGCTTTGCAGCGATATCCCGAGTAACAACGTTCATGATCAATTTCCTTTTTGTGATCAGCTTATATTGTTATTATAAGCAGTTGTGAATTAAAGTACACAACTATTTTAGTTAGTAACGCAAATAGCAAAAAATGCCACTGCGTACACGAAGAACGCGGCAGCGGCGAAGGAGATGACGTTGTAGGCGATGCGATAGAACATGAGCTTTTTTCCTTGTGATCAGCTTATATTATTAATATAAACCGTTCTCAATTAAAGTACACTACTATTTTCGATAATGAGCTCAATTTGCGCATTAAATTCTTCTTGTGACAATCGATCATAGGATGACCCCTGAATCGGGAGCAGCTTACGTTTTGTGATGTCATATGCAAAGTGATAGATCTTGCTGACGTCATCGTCATCTACCACCTCAGACGCGTATGAGAATCCTCGGTGCATTGCAGCATGATAGTTCATTATGGTTTTTCCTTAGAATAAATCCAAAGCTCGTTTGGATCATTGAAGAGGTGTATATAATCAATGTCATTATGATATTGATGCATGCTCGATACGCGTACAGGAAGATCTTCAGGCACTTGTTTGAGCTGCTCCATTAGCTCACCTACTGTCATCATGCAGCCTTCCGTACACTGATCCGATCCTTAATGTACTGGTCAAAACCAGCCGTCGAAACTTCGTAGCCATCACGCTTCAACCAGGCCTTGATATGAGGAAGGATATATCCTTTTTCCTGGACGATCATCAGTGGAGCCATACCACAATCAAGCAGAGCAAAGTACTCTTCAACGGTGAAGTTCTTGATCAGGAAGGCTTTGAAAGAAGCAACACCGTCACGAGCATGTTTGAAGCGAGCAACAAACTTACGATCTTCGTAGTAGCTGTCGGCGTGTGGCTGATAGTGGATGTAGCCAGCGTGGGTGCTGAGGTTTTCTTTGGTGAACTTAGTCATGATCTTTTTCCTTGTGATCAGCTTATATTATTAATATAAACCGTTCTCAATTAAAGTACACAGTTATTTTCGTTTTTGTTAAAGTTTTCTCGTGGTGACGGTGGTCTTACCAGTCACAGGATCATGGTGCACGTGGTGTGCATGGAACTCGACATCAGGATGATGCTGCTTGAGCTCAAGAAACTTATCAAGATTGTCGTGGCTGTCATCGTACAAGTGGACCTTCTTGTAGCCATTGGCCTTGATCAGACCGTGAATGACGGCCTTCTTGTTCAAGGCTGGAGGACCGGATCCAAGATTACCGGCACGACGTACGTGGATCTTACCGATATCGATACCATACTTCTTGAGATGACGACCGAACTTGTGCTTATCATCTAGGTCGGCACGAGCTGTGACCATCTCAACGTTCTTGTTACGTTTATGGATGGCCTTCATCTTGGCGATCATCTTACGGATAGGATGAGCAGATCTCTGGAACACAGCAGACGACTTAAAATCAGAGAAGTCGTAGCTGTGTCCAGGATGCAATTTATGCGTATTGAACTGCTGGTTGGTTAGAGAGTGGACACGTTACCGTGCTCGTCATTCACATGGATCTTCAACTTGTCATGATCGTGAGCGAATAGCGTCTCATCGATATCGAACAAGTGAGCCGTCTTAGAGACGGGATCCAGAGCTTCAGAGAGGTAGTCTTTGAACGTGTCGTACATCATATTGGTAGTTTCCTTTATCATATTTATATCATACGACATTAAGGAATTAAAGTACACACTTATTTTAAAAACAATTAGCTTAATTGCAGCTTGGAGAAGTCCTTCCGACCAGCCTTACGTGACATGAATTGCATCGAGTCATCCTCAGCAGCACGTTCACCGAAACCAGAGTTGTCCATGACCGGCTTATCCACCTTGAACGTACTCTGTGCAGATACCTCTACATCATATAGACGCATCTTAGCACGATCCACACCGATAACGAATGATCGATGCAGACCTAGATCGTTGTAACGATTTTTGAGTTGCTTGATCATGAGCTGACCGATGTTCTCGAGTTCCTCAGTGGATATGATGGCGAACATCAGATCAGCCGTGGCCGGTAGACCGAAGCTCTCTGACGTATTGGTCAGATCCACATCAGAGCTATTGTAGCCATCACGGTTTGTCTGAGTGGCTGTGACGATAGGTAGATTGAACTCCACAGCAAGACCACGAAGCTCCTCAGCGATCGCCTTGATGTACGTGTATGAGTTCACATTGGCACCCATCTTCATACGTGAGGATGCACAGATGTTGAGATAGTCGATGTAGATGATATCAGGAGCAAACTTCTTCTTGAGCTTGAGCTCTTGAAGTAGGTGCCTAAAGTTACCAGATCCGGCCGATGATGTAGGATATTCCTTCACGATCAGACGACCTTTACATTTGGACCGTAGACGATCCATCTTCTTCTCGTAGACATCCTTAGGTAGGATCTTGAGCTCATCGACCGTCACATTGAGTAAGTTGGCATCGATGCGCTCTGCAATGCGTTCTTCAGACATCTCCATAGTGATATACAGCACATTGTACCCAGTGGTCAGATTGGCCGCTGCAGCATGACACATGAAGAGTGTCTTACCGACACCTGTACCTGCAAGAGCCACATTGAGACTCTTACGAGGTAGACCGCCACGTGTGATCTTGTTGAAGTAGTCCAGATCGAATGCGATCTTCTCCTCCTTACGATGATAGAACTCGTAACGAGACTCGGTATCTTGTAGGAAGTCGTGGCCTACACTGTTATCAAATGATACGGCCAGAGCCTCTGACAAGATCTGAGGGATTGCACCCTTGTCCTTGTCAGAGGTCTTACCGTCGATGATGGTAATAGACTCCATGATCGCATTATAGACAGCACGATCTTGGCAATACTTCTCAGTCTGATCTACCAACCACACCATGTCGGTCAATACATCTGCTTGAAGGCCATTGACCTTTGCTTGTGTAGTCTCGTGCATGTCAGAAGATAAGCCATTGACCTTATTCAGATCAATGACCACAGCTTCCTTGGATGGTAGAACATTGTACTTTTCAAGATAAGATGCCACAGTCTTGTAGATTAGCTTGTGACTATTATCTTGAAAGTACTCTAGTTTAATGAACGGAAGCACCTTACGGGCATACGTTTCATTAGTAAGTAGGTGCGCAAGGATCGTATTCTCTATCAATCATCTTCTCCATCGATGTCATCTTCATACTGCATGATACTACCATTGCCACCCTGATATGTGTCTTCAACATACTTATTGAAAGACGGTGACGATAGGATAGGATTCCAGAATGCAGCGGTGTTAGTATCAGCTCGACGATAGCTCTTGTCAGCAACTTCACCAGTCTCCATGTTGACCTTTTGATACCAGCCGTTCTTTGGCTTGATCACATGACCAGAGTCTAGTGCCATATCGAGTAGACCTGACCACTTCGAGATGCCAGTTTCCCACGTAACTTCGATGGGGATCTTGCTCTTCTCTTTAGAGAATCGAGACTTCTCGACGTTGATAATGAAGTTGAAACCGACAACTTCCTGGCCATCTTTCTCTTGTTGACGGCCAAGGATGTAGATATTATCAGCAGAATAATAGATGCCAGTACCACCAGATACGACAGCCCTCGAGAACATTTCCATAGTCTGATAGGTGTGGTTAACCACGATCAATGGAATGTTCTTGATGGTGAGGTGAGGTGTGACCATACGGAACAATGACTTAAGTTGCTTAGCACGAGTCATATCGGCAGAAGAGCTCTGCTTTAGAGCATCCTCAATTTCTTTCTTCGAAGCCAAGTTACCTACTGAGTCGATGACGATGATGATATGATCACCACGCTTGATCTCTTCAAACTGTTTCATGATATCAAACTTTAGTTGTTCGACGTCAGTGATCGGAGTATGTAGGACACGACTGGTATCGATCTTGAAAGAATCAAAGTAGGCCTGTGGAGTACCGAACTCTGAGTCATAGAATAGAAGCACAGCATCATCATACTTGTCCATGTAGGCCTTAGCCATGAGTAGACTGAACGATGTCTTAAAGTGCTTGGATGGACCAGCCCAGATCGTCAGACCTGGAGCTAGACCACCATTTAGACTACCAGATAGAGCGATGTTAATCGCCGGTACACTGGTAGGAATCATATCCTTCTTATTAAAGAACTTAGACTCAGCCAAGATGTCAGTATCTTCGATAGTAGAATTCTTTTTTAGTCTAGCTAGTAAAGCGCTCATTTTACCTCACGTGGTTGGATGATTTGGACAGTACCTTGACACATCATATAGAAGTAGCCTTTGCTACCACGGTCGAGTATGACACACTGTGGATTGTCACGGATGACTTGCTCTTGTTCACGGGTAGCCCGGTCAGCCGATAAGATCAGCAGTGCACCGATACATGCAAACGCGATTAGCATGAAGATCGAGAAGGCTTCGCGACCGAGCCATTGGAAGAATTTAGACATTGATCTCTCCTGTGTTTGGATCATATTGTTATAGTACACTGTTCTGAATTAAAGTACACTAGAAAAATGCGTCAAGCGTGTTTCTATTTTCGGTGTCGTACCCGATCTTGTCGAGGATGGACTTGAGTGGTTCTAGGAAAGACTTATCGAATTGGAGATTGTAGTCGATGTACTGATCGAGGTCTAGAGCTCGTGGTAAGGTATTCACCACAGAGATGACGTTCTCCCTAATAGGATTGGGCACACGCATATAACAGAACTTGATCTTCTCACCTTCCTTGACAGTCTCGTATCGATCTGCTAGACCACGATCTGCTAGAAGCTTGTTGTAGACTAGAGCACCACGAACATGGATCGGAGTACCCTTCTTGTAGATTGAGGACCTGTCACGGTACTCAGCTAGGTTGTTGCAACCACGAGGGAACGCAACATCTTCGAATGGAAGTGTCTTGAACTCCTTACGGAAGTCTTCGATGAAGTTGATGACGTCTTTCTCGTCACCACCCATGATGAGCTTAAGTGCACTCTTAATCTTCTCACGACAGGCTGCAGGAGTAGAGGACTTGACTGCTTCGATACCCATCATCTTTAGCTTTGGTTCTGCGTATCGAACACCTTCATTGTCATAGACATTGAGGATATACCGCTTCTTTGCAGTCCAGATGCCTTTGTTGGCAATGGCTTCACGCTTCATCTTTAGGAATGGAGTATAGGCATTCATAAGATTGGCAAGATCATCAAAACTCTTCTTGATCTTCTTCTCGAGGACTTCACCGCAGACCTTGTCTAGATAATCGACACGCTTCTCGATACTAGGATCCTTTAGTGCAGTCTTGACGAGATCAGATAGATTGAGATAGACTGAGTCAGTATCGATGGCGATGACACGATCCTTCTTGCTATCCAGCATCTTGTTGAGGAAGTCATTGACATTCTTCTCGGTCCAACGGATAGCAAACTGACCGGTCAGTGTGATGGCCTCAGCGAACTCGATCTCGAACCAACGGAAGTACTGATTACCGAGAGCACCATAGAGTGAGTTGAGCTGGATCTTACGGGCCATCTGAAGGTTATTGAACTTAGAGATCTTGTTTCGAAGTTCTACTGTCTTGTTGAGTTCGTATTCCTTTTGAGCCTCGATCATCTGCTTCTTGTACAGCTTACGTTCGATCATCATCTTCTCGACCAACTGAGGGAATGCACCCTTGAAGTCTCGATCCCACATGCAACTATTAGCAGTCATACAGCAGTTGTTGTCATGCATGGTCTTTTGAGCATGAGGACTTGCCATGGCACCATCGAGTAGGTTATCGACCGAGAACCGTGCAGCATACTTACCACGGAATGTCTCAGGTGAGATGTTGTACTGTACGATGATGGATGGATATAGAGATTCCACATCGAATGATACCACATCTTCGTGCATACCAGTGATAGGATCCTTCACATAGGCACCAGCGAACTGATCTGGCTTCACACTATTCTTGCTCATCGAGATCACGATGTTCTGTGACATCAGATGATTATGGATGATAGTATCCCATAGACGCACAGAGGTGAATACGTCAGAGTAGTTAATCTTTGCATCATAGGCAACGGTCAGTGCAAGAGAGATGAGGTTCATCTTCTCATCAAGACGTTCTACGAGAAGCACATCTTGGACGTTATACTCCATGAACTTCTGGAAGTCGTTCTTGTAAAGATCACGTAGGCTATCATACTCAGAGTAGTCCAACTTACGTTGACCTAGCTCGACGAATGCAATATGATCCAGCTTGTACGACTCTTGGTTCGTATAGGTGAACTTCTTGTAAAGTTGCATGAAGTCTAGTGTACAGATACCCTTAGGCTTGTACACCTGCTGCTTACGCCCCATGATCTCTACGGTACTATCTTCTAGCATCCGCCATGGGGATAACTTCTTGGCAAAATCTTCACCGTGGACACGAGTGATCCGATTGACGAGATACGGGATATCGAAGAACTCTACGTTCCAACCTGTGATGATATCAAGGTCCATCGCATTCCATGCGTCTAGGAACTTAAGGAGTAGTTGACTCTCATTCATGCACTGGATATATGTCACGTGATCAGGTGGATTGAAGTCACCACAACCGAGTGCTACGATCTTGTCCTTACACTTGATGGTGATGGCCGTGACCGGTTGATCTGCAGTGGCGATGTTAGGAAATCCACCCTCTGACTCAGTCTCGATATCGATGTTACCGATGTTGATCTGAGAAGGATCAAAGTCTACGGTACCAGGATAGAAGTCATTGATGAAAGTATAGGCGAACTTATCGAGACCATAGATCTCAACACCATCGACATCAGCATACCGCTTGAGGAAGTCACGAGCTTCATATACAGAGTCGAACTCGACCTTGTCTACCGGCTTACCGTACAGGGACTTGTACTTGGTATCACTGGACTTAGAATTTAAAAATAAGTATGGCTTATAGTCGATCTTACGTTGAACACGCTTACCGTCTTTTTTACCACGAAGATAGATAGTACTGCCACGAAGGCTGACATCAGTATAGAATTCCATTCATCACCTCAAACTACTGCAATATTCAATATACACCATCGGCGTATTAATGTACACAAGTATTTGAGTTTAGCTGGTCTTTTCTGATGGGTAGAGTGAGTACTCTCTGGATCTGATCTTCTCTAGGTACTTGTTCATCTTATCAATGTACCCACGATTACGTAGCTCTTTGTAGAGAAGATTCTCATAAGAGAATTCACCGGCTCTAGCAATACCAGCACCACGCATAAGTCTAAACTTAGTCTTGAGGGCTGAGATCTGCTGAGTATTATCACCATCACTCTTGATGAGCTGGTTGATAGTCTTCATGTACTCTTTGACCTTACGCTTAAGGCCTTTGTCTGCATTGAAGTTAACTGCAGTCTTCTTGGGCTTCTGGATCCACTTATCGTTCTTGATAGAATAGATACCTTGGTCAGATGCCTTCTCGGTATAGTTCTGAGCATAGAGCTCTACAGGATAGCCTAGGACTTTAATGTCTGGGTGTTGAAGCGCCCATAGAGCCTTCTTATCAAACAGATAGTCATCAACTAGTTCTTTATCCTTAGAGATCTTACGCATGTCGACCAATAGGTGGATATCGATGTCCGACATAGGTGTATAGTTATAGTTGGCATTGCCACCGGTCACTACGATGTCCTTGATGGCCGATGTAGGAATATGTGCAAACTCTTGCCATGCTCCAGCAATCTTCATTAAAACATCTCTGACTAATGGCTGCATCTGATCGTCATCGTCCCAGATCAATCGATTGATGTCATCATGATACTGAAGAGTTAGATTGAATGCTTCGAAAGTTAATGCCATGATGACCCCGTGATTTGCTACTTTATTTATAGAAAGGGGGCAACTTTCGTCGCCCCCAATTTAGTCTATAATGTTTTTGTGATATGTTCTTCCCAGTCATCATCCTCAATATTGATCTTTTGAGGTTTTTTGTGATCTGGTATAATGTTTTCTAACCAAAGTTTTAACATACCATTGACCATCTTAGCTGTCTTCACTTGAACAGTATCAGCTAGATTGAATCGGTGGTTAAATGCCCGTTTGGCGATTCCTTGCCACAGATATACGTGGTCTTTTTCATCGATTAGATCATTGAGATCTGACCGTCCATCAGACTTGACCGATAGAATCCCATCTTGATATTCTACTTCAATATCCTGTTTACCGTAGCCGGCAACAGCAATCTCAATAAGAAATTTATTCTCATCGATCTTTTTAATATTGTAAGGGGGGAATGTTGGCATCGTGACCTTTGTGTTACGTTGAAACTCTTCTAGAGTCTTGAACACGTCATCGAAGCCAATGAAGTAGTGTTTGTTAATCATATTAATTCTCCTATAAAAGCGAGAGTATTATGCTGACCCATTATGGCATCAGCGAAGTTATTTATTACTAATTAGTCGTTTTCTTAGCTCAGATGAACTAAAATTGTGTGATCTTTTATTATAGTAGATATTGATGCCTAAAAGCTTTCCAGTAAACGTAGTATCTTTATACTCGTCAGAGACAATACGAACATCGATATTATAAGTCGATAGTAGATTGAATAGATCATCTTCAGTATCATAAGGAACGATCTCGTCAACGAACCTACAACCTTTAAGTTGAGTATATCTCTCAAAGGTCGTCTGAACCGGTTTATTCTTATTGTTTCTATCATTGGTAGGATCTGTTTGAAGTCCTACGATGAGCCAATCACATTGCGCCTTGGCCTCAGCCAACATTAGTACATGGCCTGCATGTAGTAGGTCAAATGCGCCACACGTAAATCCAATTCTCATTATATACCCTTTAATAATATAATAACGATACAAATGATAGTTACTATAAAACAAATCATAATACTTATCATCTAAACGTCTTCCACTTGGTACCAAATAAAATAGTACAAGTTATACGTCGTAGGATACTTGGTTTCTTAAAGAATCTAATAATGACCGATCCATCCCCAAACATATCCATCTGCCACCTTTCGGGTGATACAGTTGTTCTAAATTGACTGTCCCCAGGTGGTATCACACTCCATCCATCACTCATAATATATCCTAAATTACCGGTGTCCGATATTATACTTACTCTGTAGGTTCCAATTGGCTTTGTCTTTGAAGACGATGATCTTGACTTGACTAATAGGAGCAATAGGCTCTATAGACTTTGCTACATCGACCAGCTTGACTAGGTTCCATTCTGCTAGTAGATTAGCTATGGTATTACGTCTGGCGATGTCACTCTCAGAGAAGTCAGTAGGTTTACCGTCAAGAGCAAACAGCTCTTTAAAATGAGTGATATAGTACTTGCCCTGCTTATGCAATATATGACAAGACTGATATAGAGTATTATCCTTACGAGAAGGGATACCAATCCGTGTGAGAGTCTCTTTGACTTTCAAGAAGTCATCAGCATCATTTAACGTAACTTCCACTAGGGATTGAATAATACTCGCATTCATTTTGTGCCGCCTTGTTCTCTACTTTTTCTTATCAACTTGATCTGATCATCTGATAAGATAGACATGGCTTGGCGAGCTTTATCATCATTATATCCATAATGTACCTTAACCAGTTCTAAATCATCTTCTGATATCTTTTTGACCCACTTAGCATAACGCTTCTGTGGTCTGATACTATTTATAAGATAGTAAAATTGCATATCATGATCTAGATGGGCACAACGATTCAACTCATTAGCATAGAGAATTGTATCGGTAAAGTACGATAGGCCTTTATTAATGATGTATGGAACGTAGTCTTTGTTTGCCTGTGGATCCTCCTTGAATATATCTTTCTTGGTCTGAGAGACCGCATTGATAAAGTCGAAGGGGGAACTCATTACTTAAACTCGCAGTCGGCCAAGATCTCTACTAGGAATGCTAGAAGATTGACTTCATGGTCAGCTACGAATGCTGCCTTGTATTGATAGTCAGCAATATGGATGATCAACTGTGGTACCGAGTTTGGAGTCAATACATCAGATGCATTGTCATAGAACTTACGGAAGATCTCAGCCGAATTCAGATCAGAGTATTCACCGACCCACTTACGGATAGAACTGAAGTCCTTAGCCTTCATGTGCTTAAGAAGTACCTTAAAGGACTCTTCGGACATGTTGATCAGGATACCCGAATCGATTGCACCAGTGGCAGAGTACCGTTGCAATTCATTCAGTGCACGACGCCAGTCAGGATAGTACTTGGCGATGACTGCAAGAAGGGTATCTTTATCGAACTTAACATTCTCAGTGTTGAGGATACCAGAGGCGCGCTTAAAGAACTGCATAGCTAGAGCCGGCATATCCTTCTTTGTGATCTTGAAGTCGATCACTGAGCATCGAGAGTGTAGTGGTTCGATGATCCGGTTCTTGAAGTTACAAGTTAGGATGAACCCGCAGTTCTTAGAGAACTCTTCCATGAAGTTACGGAGTGCAGGTTGAGTAGAGTTTGCATTCAGGTAGTCAGCCTCATCTAGGATGACATACTTACGACCGCCAGTGAAAGACACCGAGGATGCAAAGTTCTGGATCTCATTACGTAGAGTATCGATATTACCCTTCATCGAAGCATTGATGACGATATAGTCGCACTCTAGTTCTTCTAGCATGGCACGTGCCACGGTGGTCTTACCGACACCGGCACCACCCGCTAGGATTAGGTTAGGGATATTTTTTTGATCTACGAATTGTTGGAAAGTCTTCTTTAGATCATCAGGTAGAATGGTGTCGGCAATCGTCTTAGGACGATATTTTTCCACCCAGAGAAACTCTTGTTGGTTATTCATAATATAAACTCCTCACATGTGACCAATATTCAATATACACTATGCACTATTAAATGTACACAGTTAAAGCTTCTTAGTTATAGATATAGTCAACTCAGTATTAGTCTGTTTAAGAATAAGTATTTCATCAGGTATTTGTGCTATTTTATATGCAAAGTCCTTA